ACAACACATGAAATTTCTTATACTCATTCTTTAGATACAACGACAGTTGAGCAAACGAACTACTTGTTATCGCCTGCCGATATTTCTTATACTCATTCATTGGATGCAACTACTTTAGATGATGTTCTATTATCTAATGATATAAGTCATACTCATTCCTTAGATATAACAACTTTAGTTCAAGCTAATATTATATCTCCTAATGACATTAGTCATACACATTCCCTTGACACTACTACTTTAAATGATAGCTTGTCTCCTGCTGACGTAAGCCATACACATTCATTGGATACAGCTACTATTGTGCAAGCTAATCTACTATCTCCTAATGACCTTAGTCATACACATTCATTAGATACAACCACTATTGATATAACTCATTATTTATTATCTCCTGCTGACCTCAGCCATACACATTCATTAGATATAACTACTTTAGATGATGTTCTATTATCTGCTGACATTAATCATAGTCATTCATTAGACAATACTATTTTAATCCAAGCTAATATTTTATCTCCCAGTGATATTAGTTGCACTCACTCATTAGATACAACTACTATTGTACAGCACAATATTGTATCTCCTGCTGATATTAGCCATACTCATTCACCGGATACTGTGACTTTAGACGATGTTTTATTATCTGCTGACGTAAGTCACATCCATTCGCTTGATACAATAACAATTGGTCAACATAATATTTTATCTCCAGTTGATATAGAGCATACTCATTCCTTAGATGCAACTACAGTTGATTTAAAATATTTATTGTCTCCTAATGATATTTCTTATACTCATTCCCTTGATACAGCTACTTTAACTCAAGCTAATATTGCATCACCTGTTGATATTAGTCATACTCATTCATTAGATACAACAACTTTAATTCAAGCTAACATTGTATCCCCTGTTGATGTTTCTCATACACATTCACTTGACACATCCACTACTGGTTATATTATATCGCTTGCTGATATCTCCCATACTCATTCATTAGATGCAACGACGGTTGATTTAAAATATCTATTATCTCCTGCTGATATTAGTCATACTCATTCTCTGGATACTACTGATCTAATTCAAGCTAATATTTTATCTTTTAATGATATTAGCCATAGTCATAGTTTAGATACTACGATAACCTCTAACGCTCCTATAAACCCTGACAGCATTAGTTATAATCATAGTTTAGATACAACATCTGTTCAGGTTGGCAATGTGTTTGTGAAAGTATTTAATGATGCATATGCACAAAACTTTTATTTCAGCAATGGTATGTAATGGCCTATAACGATTGGATAAATACTATTGATAATGTTTGGTTTAGCACCGAAGATGATATATGGGCGCCTGATACAGTAGTGACTAATGATATTAGTCACTCTCACTCATTAGGAACGTCTACTGCCAATCAGGTCCATTATTTACTGTCTCCTAACGGTGTCTCCCATTTATACAGCCTCTATGTAACAACGGTTGAAGGTAGATATATGGTTCCGGCTGATGTCAGCCAAACTCATTCATTAGACACGACAACTTTAGTCCAAGCTAATATTATATCTCCTAATGATATAAGTCATTCCCATTCTTTAGATGCAACTATTGGAGCTGCTGTACTATCTCCTCAAGATATAATACACTCTCATCCACTTGATACGACGACCGTAGAAGTGAGCACTTTTAATTTCTTAGATGAGGATGGGTTTAATTGGGCTGATGAAGATAGTTTTAACTGGGCTGCTTCTCATCCTATCATCACCGTTGATGACATCAGCCATACCCATTCCCTTGACACTACGATAGTTGAGCAAACGAACTACCTTTTGTCTCTTAATGACGTTGCCCATACTCATTCGTTAGACACTACAACAACTGGTTACATTCTGTCTCCCAATGATATCTCCAATACTCATTCATTAGATACTACAACAGTTGATTTAATTTATTATTTATTGTCTCCCAATGACATTAGCCACACTCATTCCTTAGATACAACAACTATTGTTTCTGCTGGTATATTAGATGCTCAGGTTTTGATTCAAACTCATCCCTTAGATACGACAACTTTAATTCAAGCTAATATTATATCACCTAATGATATAAGCCATACACATTCCTTAGATGCAGGTTCTGTTGTACAGACTTATACTATTCTGTCTACTACGGACATCAGTCATACTCACTCATTGGATACGACAACAGTTGGCCAACATAACATTATATCACCGGTTGACATTAGTCATACGCATTCCTTAGATACTACGACTTTAGTCCAAGCTAATATTTTATCTCCCGGTGATATAAGTCATACTCATTCCCTTGACACTACTACTGTTGTACAGACTTATTCTATTCTACATCCGAGTGATATAAGCCATAGCCAGTTGTTAGAGTCCACTACAACTGGTGCTATTGTATCTCTTGCCGATATTAGCCACACGCATTCACTCGATACTACGACAGTCGATTTAATATATCTTTTATCACCTTCGGATGTTAGCCATAGTCACTCCGTGGATGCTACTTTACCTGGGCTTGAATACTTATTATCTCCTAATGATATTTCACATAGCCATTCATTAGATACAACTGATATTACTTCAGCTGGTACATTAGATGCTCAAGATATTTCTCATACTTCTTTATTAGATGTTACGACAGTTGAGCAAACTAAGTATAGTATATCTCCCAATAGTATTTCACATAGCCATTCGCTGGATGCGACGGCTCTGGTACAATATAATATTATATCACCTAATGATATCGAGCACGTTCACAGTTTGGAGGCACTGAGGCGGTTAGAACCTAATGATATCAGCCACTCTCATTCACTTGATACTACTACGATTGTTTGGAGATTCACATTATCTCCCAATGATATTAGTCATATTCAAAATCCAACAGGGACTTCTTTGGTACAGCACTCTTTGCGTATAGTGCCACCACGAACAAGTCTTGATTATCAGGGATTGTTTTATTTTGAATGGGATGCTGCAGTAAACAGTTAGTAAATCCGGGGGGATAAAAATGGGAAAAGTAACAGATTTAAAAGAGGCAAAGGCAAAGTTGGATAAGAAACCTAAACAAAAACCTAAACATTTTACGGTACAACCGAACCCGATTCAGCATAAGACTCAGGCGAGGTAGTATCAAACTTAAACTTATAGGAGGTTTATCATGGCAAAATGGGTATTAGACAAGGTTATGGAACAAGGCTTGCATTATATTGGCGCTTCTTGCGATATTATCGGAGTTTGCAAAGGCCAACCCAGTAGTTATGCATCGGCTTTTAACACCAATGGTGGTGGTGGTGATCAGTGTATGGCTTCTCGGAGTACAATAGCAAGTGCTGATTATACAATTGGCGATGGTGATGTAAGTGGTAGGAAAATCACTCTTTCAAAGAGGGCAGGGCTGACGATTACCAATAATGGCACGGCGGATCATATTGCTCTTGGTTGCACTGGAAGTTCGTTGCTGATTCTTATTACCACATGTACACAGCAAGTATTGACTTCTGGTGGTACTGTTGATATCAATGCATTTGACGATGAGATTCTGGATGCTGCATAAGGGGGTGATCTTATGCCAAGAGATTTCCCTCTCGGAAGGGTGAATGTTCGTAGAGCCTCTACCCCTGCCAGCTCAGACAATTGGGGTCCCCACTTGTGGGGATTCCCAGCCTGTTCTTCTGCTACTGCGAATGATGGAGTGATTCCTTTTGGAACAACCATAAATGCCGTTAGTGTTTATGCCTATATTGGCAATGTCAAGCCGAAAAGCGACCACTCCTTATTTACGGAAATTACGGCAGACCTTATTGATCCTGATTATGTTCCGTCAGTCGTAGATGGACTTAATATATCTGTCAGATTCAAGTGGCCAGGGGATACATATAAAGGTGAAAAGGCGACTTTGATCTTTTATTTAGAGTTAAGTAATTTGGCAGAGCATCCCTTCTACTGGCAATATGTGTATATTGAATAAAGGGGAGGTGTAGAGATGACATGGCTGTGAAAAATCATACAATAACGGAGACGCCACCAGTCAAGTATCTTGATAGAGATCAATCAAGGGTAGCTCCACAGAACCGTACTTGCACTTGGTGGCCTCCGATGAAAAGAAGTAAAAGACAAGGGGAGAAACCTGATATAGGTAAGCCCGGCAGACCTCCGGGATGGTAGGAGAAGAAAATGTCTATAACCGTTGAAGACGGATCTGGCGTTACCAGTGCCAATTCTTATATAACTTTGGCAACGTTCACTGACTATTGCTACGACTTGGGCTTGCAGACCTCTACAGGATTGGACTTGGAGGATGAGGACGAAGAAGCATTGGAGAAAGCAATGCTAAGGGCAATGGTCTATATTGAAAGCAGGGATTTCAAGGGGTGCAAGGCCGATGAGGATTATTCTTTAGAGTGGCCAAGGGATGGGGTTGAGGATCGGAACGGTTACGCTCTTGATAATGATGATATCCCAACTAATTTAAAAAATGCACAGGCGAGAGCTGCATACGAAGAATATATGAATGTAGGTTGTTTGCAGAAGAATTTAGCAAGGGGCGATCTTGTAAAGAGTGAGAAAATTGATGTCCTTAAATTTGAATACGACACCTATGCGCCTCAGTCTACTATTTTTCAAGTTGTTAATAGTTATTTGATTGGTTTAGTTAATACTGATGGGGTTGTTGGGGGTGGTAGTTACGCCAGTGTTGTGAGGACTTAGTGATGGTTGATTACGCAGGGATACAATCTAAGGCTGAGACGAAGATTAAGGACTACGGTTCACCAATAACTATTAGAATCACAGAAAGGGGTTCTTATAACGCTACGTCTGACTCCTACACGGAGTCGAATACAGATTACGCTACTTATGGTTTAAGAAGAGAGTATAACCACCAGGAGCTTACTGGTACTTTAATAAAGTCAAACGATGTCGAGTTTATGATATCAGATGACGGTCTACCGGCATTAAGACAAGATGATAATATTAGCATCATTGATGGTGACTCGACTTGGTATCCTGTTAGGATAACACCTTTGAAGCCAGGTGGAACTATTCTTTTATACAAAATTCAAGCGTCGAGAGAGAGGAGGTAATATGGCAAGAACAAATAGAGCAAATGAAACAATAAGAGAATTGGAAAAGAAAATAAGAGGGCTTGAGGCTGAGATAAACGAACTTAAGAAACAGGTAATTGATGTACAGTATTCGGAGTCCCTTGAAACATTTGCTACCGGAAGTAAAAAGAGGAAAAAAGATGCCGTACAAAAAGTTCACAAAGAGAGTAAAGGGCAAGACGAAGCACTGAATAAAGAATAAGAACACCGGTCAGGTGACTTGTTATAGTTCCCAGGCGAAACGGAAAACTGGTATCCGTATGAAGGAGTATTTTGCGCATAAATAGTTTAAGGAGCGTTAGAAGACAGTGGTAAAAAATCCAACGATAAAGGGATATAAAAAGTTGAGGAAGCCGAAGTACATAAAGACAATGCACTCTGGTGCTGCTGGCAATGCTATTCCAATATTAAGAAGGAAGTATTATAGAAAGAAGAAGAAGGTGCGATAGTGAGTGTATTGTCTAAGATTGAGAAAATTGATCAATCAATGCCGGCTTTTAATAAGACTCTTTTAGAGTTAGCGGAATTCATTGATGCGGATTTTTCAAAGGTAGTTAGGCTGACGGTTTTGAAATTGTATAAAAATATCATAATGCGTTCACCCGTCGATACTGGTGCTTATAGAGCGTCGCATGATATTGCTGTGGGCCGGGAACCAGGGGAAACGGAAGGAATAAAAGGTGAGCAGACTGATGAGGAACTTGAAATATTGGAGAACGAGCTACCTGGAGTTGATTGGAAGGTGGGGGATGGAACGATCTGGATTTATAATAATGTCCCATATGCCGAAAGGTTAGAAGAGGGACACAGTAAACAGGCACCACAAGGAATTTACTCTCTCGCATTGGCTGAGTTTCAAATTGTTTTAGAGAATGAAATTAAAAAGGCAAAGGTATTACAATAATGACACCTGATGCAATTAGATCTGCGATTTCAGTACATATTAATGCGAGTTGGTCAAGTACCCACATCGTATTTGCAAATAGGGAGTATAATCCAACGGGGGTTGCTTGGATTAGGCCGATTGTGAGGATGGGAGAGACGGTAGAGGGCGAGAAAGGAACAGATGGACTTGGATTGAGGTCAGGTATTTTGATGAACTCGATTTTTGTTCCTGGCAATAGTGGTAATAAGGTTGCCCTTGATTATGCTTCTACCTTTGAGCTTCTATTTAGACGTAGAAATATTGGAGGTATAATGTTTAGTGAACCAAACACGCGGGAAGTTGGATTGGATGAGTTTGGTTATTACCACGTGATAGTAACAATTCCATTTTATGCGTGGATCGGGGAATAAATACAAATTTTAACTATAGGAGGTTAGGAAAATGGGAATTGGAGTAAGTAGAAAACAAAGAGTTTTTGCGGTTGTTGAGTCAACTGTTGGCACGCTTGTATTCCCCGCCACTGCGGATTTTATCCGACCGGCTGGGGATGCGGTGTTAAATCAGACCCCGGCCTTTATGGATAGTGAGGAAAAGCAAGACACGTTGGACGTATTAGATCGATTCAGGAATGCGGTACCACCTGGGGAGTTCACTTTGCCAACTTATCTAAGAACTGTGGCTAATTATGCCACCCCTCAAGGCGATATATTGATTCAGAGCTGGCAGGGCGGGGTTAATCCTTTATGCCAAGGGAGTTTGGCGACTGGGGTATTGGATACAACTGGACAGACAGGGGCAACGATTTCTGTAATCAAAGCAGGAACTTTCCCTGAAAAAGGTGTTATAAAGGTTGGGACAGAGGAAATTTATTTTGGGGCAATGGCTACTACTGCATCTTCTGATAAAGTCCGAATAACTGAATGCACAAGAGCTTATCGCTCTACAACGGCTGCTGCTCATGCTTCCAGTGATCTTGTAACGTTGATGAGTCGCTGGTATCCACAGGACACTGATTGCCCAAGCTTTAGTCTATGGGTCGAGTCTGATCATTTTACACAGGGCTTAGCAGGTTGTTCGATTAACAATGTCGTATTGGGTGTCGATAATGAAGGAGCGGTGACGCTGAATTTTTCAGGTCAAGGCACTCAAATGGTTTGGGCGGGTCGGACACAATTGGCCGCGAAGGGTGCAGCGATTGGTACTGGTTCAACTTGGGCAACTGTTGATAATGCAAGCTTGTTCAGTGTAGGGAGTTACATTTGGAATGAGACAGAAGAGGATAGCAATAGTGGAGCGGGTTATTTGATCGATTCGATCAACGCTACTGATAACACAATTCATGTAACAGAGACAATGGATTCACATTGGGCTACAGATGATTACATTTGCGGGTATTTGCCTGAGGATGTAACAGTGCTTGGTACTGTTGTGGAAAGCAGGAACACAGATATTGAGCTGGATGCAGTGTCGGCTACAATCAAGAGCACGGACTTCAACTTCGATGTCCCTAAGGATTATATAACTGATGAGGTTGGCACTACTTATCCGTCAGATTATATTGAGAACCAAAGGGCCATTACGGCGGATTTGGATCTGTATTTCAGAGAGGCTGCGGCGGCATATTTCAAGGAGGGCTTTGAGGGTAACGACGTCGCCTTTTGGGCTCGCTTTGGTGGAAATGCCGGACGGAGGTTAGAGCTTTATATGCCTCGTTGTAAGTTAGAGGTACCAACAATTAATTTCTCTGCTCCTGCAATCAATTTAGCAATTCCATTGAAAGCTTTAGGTACAAGTGGTGAGGATAGTTGTCAAGTTATTTTAACATAAACTTTTGGGTGCGGATAGGGACCATGGCCGACAAGTGGTGTATCCCGGCACCACTTCCGTACCCAAAACCCACCGGGAAACGGGAGAGGAGAAACGGGGCATGAAACTAAGAACAGAAAGAAAACGGGAAGAGGTTATAATTGAAAGAAATGGTGAATCTGCTACTTTTTATGGTTCTCCATTGACGCCAAAAGAGATTGCTAATTATTTGCAATCATCCATAAAGGTCACTTGGGAACGTAATCAGCGTTTTGAACAACCCGATATTTATAAGTTTAAAATCAAAAAAATGCAAAGAGTTATTGATGATTGGAAAGGGGTGGAAGATATGGATGGAGTGGCAATGAAATGTACCCCTACAAACATAGAACTTCTTTATTTATTTAATTCTGAATTGGTCGACGAAGTTCTTGATAAATTTGACCAGTTAGGAATAGATTATGAGCGCGATCAAGAGTATCTTGAAAAAAATTAATTAGCTGGGCTGATTGGCTCAGCGAGCCGGGGAGAGTTGACTGTAAAGATTGTAGGCATTTATATGAAAAGGATGGTTTGAATCCACCATGTGGTTCCTGTCCAAGGCCTAAGCAATTTGTTTATGAAAATAGGAGGATATGGGATGCGTGGAAAATTCTTTCAGATCATGATAGGCTAACTGATTTTGGTATTGCAAAGAAAATTCCAACACTCTCTATCCTCCATTTTTGTGAGGCAGAGGATTTGAGTCAAGAAGATTTTAGAAAAATTTTAGTATTGGAAGATCATTTATTTCCAAGAATTCTTAAATTATCAAAAGGTAAATCAAAAAGTAAAGGGTAACTAATGGGAGTAAAAATACCAATTTCAACAAGAGAGGCTGAAGCCGCTTTAGGGCGATTACGAAAAGATTTAAAGAATGTTGGCCTTTCGGCAAAAAATACAACAAAAGCTTCTAAAAAACTTGAAGATAGATTAAAGAAAAGATTAGGAGCTGAAAAGGCAAAGAAAGCCGCTGATAATCTTACTAAATCTTTAAAACTTACTAATAGACAGCTGATTGCAGTAAAACTTAGAGCTGGCGATGCCAGTGGTGCTTTCGCTCTTATGGGAGGTAAGATAAAAAGCGTTACACATTCTATGATAGGTTTAAAATCTGTAATGGCTGTAATGGTTGGCGCCGCTGTCTTTGGTATGATAATTAGAAAAGGTGCTAAGTTTGAACAAACTATGGCAGGAGTAAAAGGAGTTACAGAAGCTACTGCTGAAGAATTTAAAGCGTTGACTGGTATTGCAAAAAAATTAGGTGAGACTACAGAATTTACGGCAACGCAGGCTGCTGAAGGTTTAAAGTTTTTAACTATGGCTGGGTTTGATGTAAATAAAGCTATTGCTGCGTTACCTGGAGTATTAGATCTTGCTACAGCTGGACAGTTAGAATTAGGAGAAGCCGCCGACATTACTACTAACGCTTTGACCGCTATGCGATTAGAAGTAGACCAACTTGAAATGGTAAATGATACATTCGCTAAAACAATTACGACATCAAATACAGATATCAGAATGTTAGCGGAGTCATTTAAATACTCTGCGCCACTTGCTGCTGGTCTCGGCTATGATATCCAGAAATTATCCTCTTGGATTGGTTT